ACAGATCGACCAGCCCATGTGCGCGTATTAGAAGCCTGGTAGTGAAAGCAGAAACATACTCCCCCTTGTATGTATCTTGGTTCATGCTCAACAGTAAGAGAAAGGGAGTGGCGTAATGGCCAACCAATACGATGATGATTACAACTACGAAGAAGAAGAAGAAACTTCAGATAGTAGTGGTCCAGCAAACCTTCGGAAAGCTTTGAAAAAAGCTGAGAGGGAACGCACTGCTCTACAAGAGCAACTGACTGCTGTCAAGTCTAATCTTCGTGAACGTTCAGTCAAAGACGTTTTGGAGACTAAAGGTGTTAACTCTAAGATCGCTAAGTTTATTCCTAGCGACATTGAAGCACCTGAACAGATTGCTGCTTGGTTAGAAGAAAACGCTGATGTGTTTGGCTTCCGTACCGAGGAACAGTCGCAACCAGCGGAATTGTCTCAAGAAGCAATAACCGAACAACGTATTAATTCTTCCGCTTCTACGGGTATTACCCCTAGTCGTGACGAGGATTTAGCAACAAGAATTGCTAATGCCCAGTCTAAGGAAGAACTAATGGCGATGATGGGTATTACTTCTTTGGGTCGAGTTCGCTAGCCACATTCATTCAAACTATTGTAAAGGAGTAAGTTAGATGGCAAATACACCTTACGGTTCCTCTAATACTTACACCGACACATCGGGAAGTTCGCTTGGTACCTCACTGGTACAGACAGCGTATGACCGGTATGTCGAATTTGCACTTCGTGCAGTCCCACTTATCCGCGATGTAGCAGATAAGCGCCCAGTTCAGCAGGCTATGCCTGGTTCATCTGTAGTGTTCCAGCTTTACACAGACCTTGCAAAGGCAACAACGGCTCTTTCTGAGACTGTTGATCCTGATGCTATCGGTTTTGGTAACACCACTTCAGTATCAGTAACTCTTGCTGAATACGGTAACGCTTCACTTGCAACTCGCAAACTAGAACTATTCAGCCTTTCAGACGTTGATCCAGCAATCGCTGACATCATCGCCTTCAACATGGCTGACAGCATTGATGAAGTTGCGCTAACTGAACTTCGTTCAGGTACCAACGTTATCTACGGTGATGGAACTTCTACCGCTTCTGTAACCCAGAGTGGTGGCGGTATCACCTCAGCTGACATGCGTAAAGTTGTTGCTAAACTTCGCACCAACAAGGCTGTGCCACGTGTTGACGACCTATACTGGGCTGGTATCCACCCAGAGGTTTCACACGATCTACGTGCCGAGACCGGTGCTGGTGGATGGCGTGAAGCACACGTATACAACGAGTCAGGTGCAGGCGAACTATGGCCAGGCGCTATCGGTGTTTACGAAGGTGCTATGTACGTTGAATCACCACGTCTATACTCAGGTGTAGTTAACGGTATTCAGAACTACGAAGGTGCAACTACTGCAACAACCTTAACAAAGGCTGCTGCTTCTGGTGCATCTGGCGCATTCACAATCGTATTCGCTACAGCAATCGATGCATCTATTCAGGTTGGTTACGTTATCTCTGGCACTAACACTGCTGGTGGCGCTACAGCTCCTGGTTCTGGTGTTGCTGCTGCTACATACGCACGTATCACTGCTATCTCAGCAGATCGTCTAACGATCACTGTTGACTTGGCTAACACTGGTGCTGTTGGAACAAACACCATCACTTTCACTGCAACAACCAAGGTTTACCGCACAATCGTTGCTGGTAAGCAGGCTCTTGCTGAAGCAGTTGCTGAAGAACCACATGTGGTTATTGGCCCTGTTGTTGACAAGTTGATGCGTTTCCGACCAATCGGTTGGTACGGTGTACTTGGCTTCAAGGTTTACCGTCAGGAATCCTTGTACCGTATCGCTACTTCTTCAAGTATCGCTATCTAGTACCCCTCTTGAGAGTTACCCCCGTCAGATAATGGGCGGGGGTAACACCTCATACCTTCTCAAACTTCTAAGGAGCAGACAGTGACCCAATACTACTTTATTCCACCTACAGTAGATGAAGGTCCTGCCGGCGATAATCGCCTATTTTGGCGTTACAAGATTACTCGTGCAGATACAGTAATCAAAAATCCTGATAATACTTATTCGCATTACCGTTCTCCAGGTTTGGATCAGTTGACCCCTGGAACAGTTTTTTATCAAGGTGGACATATCTACCCTATTGACGAGGGTGAACGTCAAAATCTTATTGCTCAAGGTTACTCCTCACAGATTGTTACGGTACCCCAATGAACCCTGGTCGTTACAACGGTTTTAACTTTACACAGGGTGATACTTTTACTTCCGCACCAGCTTGGAAGATTTCTGGTTCCTATGTCAATGTTGCAAACTATTCTGCTTTGATGCAGTTGCGCAGGGGTGGGACTACTGGTAGTGTTGTTCTTGAACTATCGACTGCTAATGGTAGTATTGTTGCGGGAACTACTGACGGGAAGTTTACTATAACAGCTTCATCTACTGTTACTGCTGCTGTCCCCGCTGGAACTTTCTATTATGATCTTCAGGTTACGTCACCTGATAGTGTGACAACTACCCTTCTCACAGGGGTGTTTACGGTTAAGGCTCAGGTGAGCGTATGAGCGAGTATAGTCCACAGGTTACTTCTGTTGTTGAAATCCCAACTACGGTTAGCATTTTTGATTCCACTATTTCTACTGTTGATGTTGTAGAGCTTGGCATTATTGGCCCACAAGGTGGGCAAGGTGTCCAGGGTAATCAAGGTATTCAAGGTCCTACTGGTTCTACTGGTTCTACTGGTCCCGCTGGTCCTCAAGGGGATAAAGGTGACACAGGTGACACTGGTCCACAAGGTATTGCAGGAACCACAAACCTTAGTATTATCAATGTTCTTGATTATGGCGCTGTAGGCGATGGTACCACTGATGATACTGTTGCTATCCAGAACGCTATCAACGCTTGTCCTGCTGGTGGTATTGTTTGGATCCCTGCTAAAACTTTCCGAGTAACAGCACCAATTATTTTGTTACCAACTATTACTCTTGAGGGTACACACGGTAACAGAATCTTTTACAACTCTGCACCTGTAAGTACACCACAACCTTCAATGATTAAAGCTGCTTCCACTTTCAGTGGCGCTGCTGTTATCCGCATGTTGGATAAAGAAGAAGGTGGATACTCTAACGAGTCCACTGGCCAGCGGATCACCAATCTAACTATTGATGGTTCTGCTATTGCTTCTGGCGTGATTCGTGGCATTTATGCTACCGGTAATGTTCGTGAAGTTATTATCCATAATGTTGCTGTTCAGTTCATGCCACATAACGGTATTGCTGCTGGTACTTACACCCGTACAGATTCTAGTGTACAAAAACCTTACTCTTGGTATGTTACAGAAACCATTGCTCGATCCTGTGCTAACTACGGTTTCTCTGTAGGTAACATGACTGACTCTAACTTTGTTAGTTGCCAGTCTATTTATGCCACATTATCTGGCTGGTTTATTTCTACTGCCGCTAATAGCGTGTTTACTAACTGCCGTTCCGAGTGGTCTGGTCAGCATGGCTTTTATGTAACTGGCGGTTGGGGTACTTCTCCTTCCGGTTCAGGTGGCGCAGTATTCACTGGCTGTACAACTGATCGAAACAACTACAACGGTTTCTATGTTGATGCCACAGGCAATGGTCCTATTGTTTTCAATGGTTGTTCTGCTCGCCGTGATGGTCGTAATGGTAACTCTGGTGGCGGATCCTATGCAGGTTTCAAAGCTTCTGCTGCTACTGTACCTGTCCTAGTTGATTCGCTTGTAACTTACCCAGGAAACAATGATGATGCTACTGGTACTGTTTCACCGCAGTATGGTGCAAGTTTCAATGGCAACAGTTATGTAAGTGTTTCTGGTGCTTCGTTCCTTCATGGTGTTACTACTGGTTTTTATGATGGTGGTAGTAATACTGTTTTACGGCGTGGTCCTAACATTGGTGAGCGTACTGGTTCTTCTTCGTCACCAACTAATGTGTACCAGAATAACTGGTCTATGGATAATAGTTCCAATCTGACCACTAATGGCACTGTTACTGCTGGAACTTTTAGCGGATCAGGTGCAAGCCTTACGAGTATCCCGAACAGTGCAACTACTGCAACTGATGCTAATACTGCTAGCGCTATTGTTGCTCGTGATAGTTCAGGCAATTTCACTGCTGGCACTATTACCGCTAACATAACTGGCAATGTTTCAGGTTCGTCAGGTAGCACTACTGGCAATGCTGCTACTGTTACTAATGGTGTTTACACCACAACGACTTCACTTCCAAATGTGACTTCAGTTCGTGGCACAACAATTCCAGCTTCTGCAAATTTGTTAACAGATACTAGTACAAGTTCGGCGTTGACTTCGTTTGGCACTGATCCTGTAGCCAACACTCAGGCAGTTGATAATAGTTCAACAAAAATTGCAACCACTGCGTTTGTTCTTGGTCAGGCTGCTTCGGCAACACCGAACATGGATGGAACTGCTGCGGTTGGAACTTCAACTAGGTACGCTCGCGCGGATCATGTACATGACAGTGATACCAGTAGAGCTTTAGCTCCTTTGTATTACGCTCCAGCAACTTTTACTACTACGCAAACAACTACTGCGACAGATTTTTCGCCACTATCAAGCACTGCAACTTTTGGTGTTACTCTCTTGGCAAGTACTACCTATTTATTTGAGGTTGAGTTAAATTTAGGCACAGTAGCACCACCAGCAAATACTCGTACTTTATCTTTTGGTTTCCGTTTAGGTTCAGGTGCTTTGACTTCGATTGGCTACGATGTTACACATAATCGCAATTCGACAACAATTCAAGATACGGTGTATTACGCTTCTGCTTCTGCTATTGGCATTAATGCTATTGAATTAACCCGTATTAGCAACGTGTCTTACGACTCAGTTATCCGAGCAAAAGGTATTGTAACTGTAAATACGGCTTCTAAGTTAATTCCAACGCTTCAATGGGCAGGTACAGGCGATACTTTATCTATTCGTAGAGGTTCATTTGTACAATTTACACCATTGCCAAATACAACAAATGTAGGTACGTGGTCATAATTAGCAACTGTCGCAGTGGATGCCCCACTCAAGATCACAAATCCTATGGCGATTGCCTACAGCAATCCAACATAGCAATAGATAAAACATCTCTAAGGAGTTAAACATGGCATGTCGAACAGGTTGCCAAACCCAGGACCATTCATCTTGGGGTGATTGCCTACGTGCATCTAACCTACAACTCAACGCAGGTGATGCTGCTGGTAACAAAGTTATGCCAGCAAAGAAATGGAACGGCGAACTAGATGCTTACGCTTCTGCTAGATCCCAAGGTATCCAACCTGCTGGTACTCAACGTCACCAGATTGAAGCAGCTTTGAAAGCTAGTGAAACTATTGGTCGGGCATACGATGCAGGGACTATGCCACCGGCACAAAAACTTACTAAGGCACACGGCCAAGTAATGACGGAAGTAGGTATGTAATGGCGGTCAAGAAAATGACAGCAGTAGCAATGAAAGCTGATAAGAAGCAGGATGCTAAGACAATGAAAAGCATGTCTGCTGCGCAGAAAGCCAAGTTCGTTAAAGGCGATAAGGCTATGGATAAGAAAAACCTTACCGCTAAGCAGGACGTGAAGGCTGACAAGAAGCTTGCGATGAAGGTCAAAAAGGGTAAGTAGTTATGCCTACTGCTAAGGATCCTCGTTTGGCTCGTGCAGGTGTGTCTGGTTATAACAAGCCAAAGGCTACACCTAATCATCCAACTAAGTCACATGTTGTTGTGGCTAAAGAGGGTGACAAGGTTAAGACTATTCACTTTGGTCAGCAGGGTGTTAAAGGTTCCCCTGATGGTTCTAAACGTAATGAAGCGTTTAAGGCTCGTCATGCTGGCAACATTGCTAAAGGCAAAATGTCTGCGGCTTATTGGGCAAATAAGGTGAAATGGTAATGGCTAAAGGTATGGGCTTCAAGGCCGCACAAAAGTCAATCGCTAAGAAGCAGGGTATTCCTATGAAGAACGCTGGAGCAATTCTTGCTGCTGGTGCTCGTAAGGCTAGTCCTGCTGCTGTTAAAGCGAATCCGAATCTCAAAAAAGTATCTGGTGTTAAAGCCAAGAAAGGTAAGTAACTATGTGTAAAGAATGTGGATGCAACAAAATCCGTATCGGATCAACCAATAACGATAACAAGACTGGCAAGCCAGACCTACCCGGTGGTGGCTACTCAGGTGTTGGTGGACGACCAATGCCAAAAGGTAAGTAACAAAACTTCTATTTAAGGTGGGTACATTATGGCGTACATTCCAGGTAAAACACTTCAGTATCACATGAACCGTTTAGCAGGAACGTTAAACAGTTTTGATGTACCCACTTTGGCTGCACAAGGTGCCGCTAACGTTTATGCCGGTACAAAAGGTTTAGGCATTGTTGGTGCATTAAATACTAAAGCTGGTTTCACTAGCCCAACACAATACCTTGAACTCCAAGGTGTATTAAATTATCTTGCCGGCACTTCTGGACTTGGCGAGAATGAAGCATCGGCGAGGATTGCATGACAACTTTTGCACAATTAACTGACGAAGTTATTATCAACCTTGCAGGTTATACCCAACGCCAGGACCAAGCAACGTATCTTAATGCTGTTGTAACTGATACTCCTGCATCGGGCAGTTATGTAACTACGGATCCTTACTATCAGATTAAAGTACAGGATGGTACAACATTATCTCGCGGTATGGTTGAGATTGATGATGAACTTATTTGGATTGACAACTTTGATCAAACTAACAACATTGGTTATGTTTCCCCTAATGGTCGTGGTTATCGTGGCACCACTGTAGCGTTACATGCTAGTGGCGCTAGGGTAACTATTAACCCTTCGTTCCCTCGTGGTGTTGTACAAACAAACATTAACAGTGCTATTAATGCTGTATACCCTGACTTGTTTGGTGTCTACTACACCACTTTCTCGTTTGTGGCAGCTCGTAACACTTATCCACTTCCTGCGGAAGCATTGAATGTGTTGGCTGTTTCTTGGCAAACCATTGGTCCTTCTAAGGAATGGTTGCCAATCCGTAAATGGCGCATAGATAAGACTGCTAACATTGCTGCATTTGGTACTTCAAGGTCTGTGTCGATCTATGATGGCATTGTTCCTGGTCGTACTGTGCAAGTTGTTTACACTAAGAAGCCTACAGAATTATTGTTACCGTCTGATGATTTAACTGATTCAGGTTTGTCTGATTCTGAGCGTGAAGTTATTATTCTTGGTGCCGCTTGGCGTACTGCCGCATACTTGGATGCTCCTCGTGTTACTGCTATGTCTGTGGAAGCTGATGCACTTGACCAGTCTAACCCTTCGGGTGCTGGTACTCAGGTGTCTCGTTATTTGTTTGCTCAGTATCAGAACCGTTTACAGACTGCTATTCGCCGTCAAGAAGAACTTTACCCATCTCGCGTTCACTACACCCGATAAGGAACTATTATGGCCGTTGCCCGTTATTATGCTTCTAATGCTGTTGATACTACTCTTAGTGCTGGTATTGGTTCAGCAGATTTAAGTATGATTGTTGGATCTGTTTCAGGTTTCCCTGGTTCGTATCCTTACACTTTAGCAATTGACTATGACACTTCTAGTGAGGAATTGGTTGATGTTACTTACGCTTCGGGTACTACATTAACTATTACTCGTGCGGTGGATAGCACTATTGCTGTTTCTCATGCTAGTGCAGCTCCTGTGAAGCATGTTATTTCTGGTCGTGACTTGCGTGAAGCGCAGGAACATTACAATGCTACTGGTCGTTATAGTGTTGTTAACGGTGTCACTACTGAGAACTTTGATCTTCACGGTATTACTACTGGTGAAGGTAATGTTGTTGGCACCCTTAAATCTCAAACCCTTACTAATAAGACTTTAACTAGCCCAACAATCAACGGTGCAACACTTGATGCTGCTTCGACTATTGGTGGTGTGTCTGGTACTACACTCGCTGCTAACCAAGCAAGTTGGACTTCTTCTTGGACTCCAACTTGGAGTGGTACTAGTGTTAATGCAACTGGTGCATCAAGTCCATCATACAGGTATTCTGTTACTGGCAAGACTGTTAATTTTAGAATTTCTGTAGTAAAAGGTACTTCAAATTTTGGTACTGCGGATTTAGCATTTTCAACACCACCAGGATATACACCATTGGGAACTACAATTGGTAGTGCCGTATTTAATAATGGCACTCAACGTTATCCTGGAATCGCGGTTATTAGTACTTCTGGAACCATAACTCCGCTTGCAAACCCTGATGTTACTGGGACTTTGAACTATGGAAGAAGTCCTACAAATACTACAGTCCCATTTACTTGGGGAACTAGTGACTCAATAATAATTACAGGAACATACGAGGTAGCATAATGGCAACGGAATCAATTACAGATGGTGTGATTGATCCGATTGGTTTACCTGCATCGGTCAACGCATCCTACAGAAACAGTAAACAAGTTTACGATGTGGCCATCGGTGGGGAACCATACTTCATTGCAGCTTCAAACAAATACCCTTACCGCAGGGTTACTGCACCGTACAAGCGGGAACAGATTGACTTAACACAGTCACCTGGTGAACAGACTTTGCAGGGCTGGTGGCTTCGGTCACAAAACAGTTTCCATCTTGGTTCAGGCATCAAGTTTGAGGAACCTTTACAGGGTCAAGATGTTATCTATCGTTTCAATAAGTCTGTTGGTTTGGATCCTTGGACTCCAGGTCAAGTCACTTTGCTTCCTGATGTAACTAACATTACTGCTGTTTCGGGTAATGCTCTTATGGTTGGTGGTGTTGATGCCAACGGTGTAGATGTTGTTATTTATTCTGATGGTTCTAGTTTGTATCGAGTTACTAGTGCCGGCACAAAGACCACTCTTACTTGGGGTGGCTCTGGCACTATTCTTGCTTTGGCTACTGATGGTGTTAACTATTATGCCGCTAATGCCACAGGCATTTACAAGGGTCCGTTAACGGGTGCTTCTAATGGTGCATCTGTTTTCACTCACCCAACATCTGTTGGCACTGTAACTAATGTTGCAATGGCTTGGGTGAAACAACGTCTTATTGCTGGCGTTAACAATTATGTATTTCAAATTGTTCCTATAGTAACGCACACTATTACTGGTGGTGGTCTCAAGGACAACCTTGCCACTATTCAAACAAGCACTGCACATAATTTCCGTGTTGGTGATCCAATAACAGTTTCAGGCATTACTCCTTCGGGTAGTGCCACAGACTTTG